GGATAAATATGAAAGATAAAACACAGTATGAGGCTCTTATGGAAGAGTTGAAAAAATTAGCAAATAATTTCAAAGATGTAGTTACTGAACTCGGAGACATATTAGCAAAAATATTACCTGATGTTGAAATTCCCGATGAAGATGCATGGGAGATGAAATGCCCGTATAAGTATGGGGATGAACATTATTGTATCCAATCGAATGGATACATTTTTTTAGATTCTTGGCATGACATAGAAGCCGATAATAGTTTTTTTAGTCAAGGTAACATCTTCCCTACTAAACAAGCAGCCGAATTAGAGGCAAAACGCAGAAACCTACTAACACGATTTAGAGCGTTTAGGGATGAATGCAACGGGGATTGGAAGCCTGATTGGACGGATTCTTTTACGTCTAAATATTTATTATCAATAATTGACTCGAAATTAGTAACAGATGCTTACTGGTATGCAAATAAATTTAACACTTTTGGTTATTTCAAAAACGAAAAAGATGCAGAACGTGCTATCGAATTGTTTGGGGATGAAATCAAAGAATTGTTTATGGATTGCGAGGAGGAATAAAAAATGGAATTAATTGTATTTTTAAAAAATGGAAACACTCTTAAATTTGAAAATGTATCGAACGTAAGATTCAGCACGAACTTTTTCACGGTCTTGTGTTTTGACTACGTAAGCGCATCGAATCATAAAAAGAAAAGTGCAGCATTCAATTATGTACACTTAGCAGGAGTATCATTTGAGGAGGAATTAGTGGATGTTGACAGTTTATTCAAAGCCTAAATGTATGCAGTGTGAGATGACGAAGATGTGGTTGACTCAGAATAAAATCCCCTTCGAGACAGTGGATACAGAAGCAAATCCAGAAGCATTGGAGTTATTGAGTCATTATGGATGGCAAACTCTTCCAGTCGTAGCTATCAATGACGAAATTAGCGACAATTCTAAATCCTGGAGCGGTTTCCAAATCGATAAGTTAGAAGCTCTATTGTGAGGTGAATAATGGACAGTAGAGGTTATTACGGAATATGTGCTGGAATTATTGAGAGAGCGGTGGATGATTACAAAACAGCCTTGAGATACTTGCTTTCTAAAGGAATTGTAAAATCCGATTGGAACTTAAAAGAAAAGCATTTTAGAAATAGGCATCATCGAGAAGCTTGGAATGTAAAAACGGATTGTGAGCGGTTCTTTCTTAGTCAGTATTTTGATTATTTATCGAATACAGAAGAATTCGGTTCAACCTTAATGAAACGGATTAGAGAGGATGTGAAAAATGGGAATTAAACATCAATTGAAGCAAATTCGTTTAATCGATTTGGAAATAAAAACAAAAATAGAAGAGTTAGATCGTTTAAATAATTCTTTCTTAAAATCTCCTTCTCTAAAAGAAGTGAATGTGCAAGAGTCAAAAGTAGGCCTTAAAGACGATGCTTACGTCAAATTGATTAGCTTGAGTGAGTACATCGACCAAAGAGTTGATAACTTGATTGATTTGAAATATCAACTGATTAAAGCAATTGAGCAATTGGACGATTCTAAAGAACGAACCATCATTTGGATGAAATACATCTCTTCTAAGAATTGGGACGAAATTGCTGAAGAATTGCAAATTTCTAAAACTACACTATTCATTCTTCATGATGAAGCGGTTAAAAAAATCGAAAGATGTACTAAAAAAGATGATTCTGTACCAAGTAGTACTAATGATTCTATGATATAGTTATGATGTGAAAAGATGTGGAAAGAGATATTCTTTTTTCTCATGGTTTAAACTCCTTTAATTTTTCCCTCAAGTCCTCCAGCTTGAGGGTTTTTGTATGCAATGAAACGAGGTGATGGAAAATGGGATGACCGAAAAACAACAGAAATTTGCCGATGAGTACATCATCAGTTTGAACGCTACTCAGGCTTATAAAAAGGCTTATCCGAATGTTAAGAAAGATGATGTTGCGAGAGCAAATGGAAGTAGATTGCTTGCAAATGCTAACGTAAAAGCATATATAGATGAACAACTAGAAAAGTTAAAGTCCGAACGTGTCGCAGACCAGCAAGAAGTGCTTGAGTTTTTAACGGCAGTCATGCGTGGTGAAATCACAGAGCCTTTATTGGTCCTTGACGGTGAAGGTACTCAAAAGGTTGTTGAGGCTAAACCGAATGTGTCTACAAGAAAGAGTGCGGCAGTTGACCTTGGCAAGCGTTACGGTTTGTTCGTGGATAGGCAAGAAATCACTCAAAAGAATATCGACATCAAAGTAGGGGATTGGGATGACGACGAAGACTAATCCGAAAATCAACATCATCATCGATCGTCCTAATCGTGTTTTTAATAAGCATATCTACGAACATCTATTTGACTACGACACCTTCACAGAGGTGCATTACGGAGGGGCTTCGTCTGGTAAAAGCCATGGAGTGTTTCAAAAGATAATTCTTAAAGCGCTCAAATCATGGAACAAACCACGAAAAATATTAGTGTTGCGTAAGGTTGCTTCTACGGTACGTGACTCAGTGTTTGCGGATGTTCAAGCGACATTATCTTATTTTGGGATACTTAATTTGTGCAAGGTTAACATGAGCGCTTTTCGTATCGAACTGCCGAATGGGGCGGAGTTGATTTTCAAAGGGATGGATAACCCAGAGAAAATTAAGTCCATCAAAGGTATTTCCGACGTGGTCATGGAAGAAGCGTCTGAGTTTACGCTTGATGATTACACACAGTTAACGTTGCGTTTGAGGGATAAAGTGCATAAACAGAAACAAATCTATTTGATGTTTAACCCGGTATCCAAAGCAAACTGGGTATATAATGCTTTTTTTGTGAGAGATCCTAAGAATACAGTGGTTTATCAAACGACGTATAAAGATAATCGTTTCTTGGACGACTTAACTAAAGAGAATATCGAGGAACTAGCCAACAGGAATGAAGCGTACTACAAGATTTATGCTTTAGGTGAGTTTGCGACACTTGATAAATTGGTATTCCCTAAGTATGAAAAACGATTGCTTAATAAAGACGAGTTGGCGCACTTGCCAGCTTTTTTTGGTCTTGACTACGGTTTTATCAATGACCCGTCAGCCTTGCTTCATGTAAGGGTAGACGATGCTAACAAGCGCTTATACGCTGTTGAGGAGTTTGTAAAAAAAGGATTGACGAATGACAAGATAGCAGAAGCAATCAAGGCGCTTGGATATGCTAAAGAGCAGATACGAGCAGATAGCGCTGAAAAGAAATCGAATCAAGAATTGCGAAACCTTGGAATTCCTCGGGTTGTTGATGTGCAGAAAGGTCCTGGGTCAGTCATGCAAGGTATTCAGTATCTCTTACAGTACGATTGGATCGTTGATGAAAGATGTGTGAAGCTGATTGAAGAACTTGAAAATTACACTTGGAAGAAAGACAGAAAGACAAATGAGTACATCAATGAGCCAGTAGATAGCTATAACCACTGCATCGATGCGATTAGATACGCTTTGCAAGACAGAATATATAAATCAAACATCAAACTATTTAAAGGAGGTTTTTAAAAATTGGCAAAAGTTTTTGTTAATAAACGGAAAGTCATTACGACAACAAGCGATGTAGTGACTGAAGAAGTCGTTACTGAGGCGATTAGGCTTCACATGAGTAAGCTAGTTAAGAATTATGTTGAAAGCGAGGATATGTATCTCTCTCAGCACGAAGTTTTGAAAATGGCAAAAAAAGATAGCTGGAAACCAGATAATCGATTGGTGTTTAATTATGCGAAGTACATTGTCGATACGTTTACAGGCTATCAAATTGGTGTGCCAGTTAAGATTAAACATGACGACGAAACCGTAAACGATTTTGTCGCAGATTTTCGTAAAATCAATGACATGGAAGACTCAGAGTTCGAGCTTGCGAAAATGTCAAGCGTGTTCGGTCATGCTTTTATTTATGTGTATCAAGATGAAGATAAACGAACTAGAGCGACATACAATAGTCCGATTAATATGTTTATCGTCCATGATAACAGTATTGAGGAAAGACCATTATTTGCCGTGAGATATACGTTTAATGAAAACAATCAAACAGGAGTCGGACAGGTTATCACAAACGACGAATTGATTGATGCTACATTTACAACTGGTGGGGGGGTAAGGTTCGGTGAACGCACTCAACACATTTACAACTCAATCCCAGTAGTTGAATTGATTGAAAATGAAGAGCGACAATGTATTTTCGAGAGTGTGAAAACATTGATTAATGCTTTAAATAAAGCAGCAAGCGAAAAAGCGAACGATGTAGACTACTTTGCGGACGCTTATTTGAAAGTTCTAGGAGTAGAGCTACAGGAAGAAGACGCTAGTCAGATTAGAGAGAATAGAATTTTCAATCTATGGAAGAATGGCGACGGTGCTTTGCCAGAAGTTGCTTTCCTTGAGAAACCAAGTTCAGATACAACGCAAGAGAATTTAATTAGTTTATTGAAAGAGTCTATTTTCGCTATTTCAATGGTAGCCAATATGTCTGAGTCTGAGTTCGGTAACTCGTCTGGTACGGCTTTAGCTTTCAAATTACAGGCTATGGATAATCTTGCTCGAATGAAAGACAGAAAAATACAATCCGCATTTAACCGTTTGTATCAAATTGTATTTAGTGTTCCATTAACTACTGTTTACGAGGACGCATGGACAGGATTGTCATACTCATTTACTAGAAACGTGCCACGAAACATTCTTGAAGAGGCACAGATTGTAGGACAATTATCTGGACAAGTATCTGAGGAAACTAAGTTGTCCGTGCTATCTATCATTGATGATCCGCAGAAAGAAATTCGAAGAATGGAAAAAGAAGAAGAGGCGATGGGCGACCTTGAGACTCGTTTGGAAAAACAAAAAATCTACTCAGACGCTGAGTTGAGCGAGAGTGAGAAGGTTATAGCCGATGTTGAATAACGAATACTGGGAAGATAGATATCGAGCTGAGGAAAAAGCAAGAGAGCTGGCGGATAAGAGAGTAGCTTTCCAATTACAAGGCGTTTATCAACAACACGCTAACAATATTCAAAAAGAAATCGATAGCTTTTGGCAAAAGTATGCTGATAGCGAAGGTATCACAAAATTACAAGCTAAGCAACGAGCGGATAAACTTGATATGGTGAATGTTGAGTTTAAAGCTAAGCAGTTAGTCGAGCGCGCTAATCGCTTGAGGGAGCGTGGTAAGAAAGTAACAAGTGATGATTTTACAAGAGCGGAAAATGACTTGCTGAGATTGTATAACTTGAAGATGAAAACAAGCCGTCTTGAAGTGCTGCAAGCGAATATCAAGTTGCATCAATACGATTTAGCTTTAAGTGAGTTTGAAATCATTGATAGACACTTGATTGAATCAATCAGACGTGAAAACATATTTAGTGCTGGTGTTTTGAACATGACACTCGGAAGTTTTGAATCTTCAAAAATATCTGCTGACTCTATTGTTTTTGCCAACTTTGAAGACGCATCATGGTCGTCTAGAGTTTGGGAAAGACAGAACGAATTAAGAAACATTGTTAAAAAAGGAGTTGCTGATACTGTTTTAAGAGGCAAAGGCACAAACGTTTTGATTAACAGTCTTAAAAAAGAGTTTGATGTTTCCTATGGATACGCTAGACGGTTAGCAGTGACAGAATCAGCAAGGGTATATTCAGAGGCACAAAAGGCCAACTACGATTCTAATGGTGTTGAATGGTATCAAGTCATGACCGAATTAAAAGCGTGTCCGATTTGCCAACCGTTCAACGGGAGAATCTTCAAAGTATCAGAGATGGTTCCAGCATTGAACGCTCCACCATTTCATCCTAACTGTAGATGTACGACGGTTCCGCATTTTATGATAGATCCAAAGCGCTTAGTGAAAGATACTGAAAAAGAAATAAACCTGAACGGAGATACTATTAGCGAATTCAATGAACGTAAAACTATTGATAAAGCTATAAAAAGTGGTAAAATAGTAAGTGTATCAGGGACTACAATTGGACACACACCGCCTGGCAAAAGAGGTTTGCCTAATAGTGTAGTTCAGCATGATGCTACAAACGGAGATGTACTGGGTAGAACTTACTATGGTGCTAGAGGTTTTAAAACAAAAGATATTCATTTTACAAACCATAAACAACCAGCACGTCATCCTTATGGAAAAATCGGAGAACATGCTCATGATTTTGTATTTGATGATGAAGGTAAGTTTGTTAGTAGAAATACTAGGGAATTAACAGACGACGAAAGAAAGGAGAATCAAGATATATTATGGCGATATTAGATGATTTACAAGCGTTATATGATAATGGATGGGACGCTTCTTTTAATTATAATGGTCAAGTATGTGGCATTTTTCCTAATTCTGTTTATGATATTGTTGTTGTTATTGCGGACAAAGAATATAGAGCATCTTCTTTTGATGATTTGATTTCTTTGCAGATTGAAGGAAAAACTTTACCGGAAATCATGAACGAGGTTGAAGTACAATATGGCTAAAGCACCTAGAGAGATCTAAGTGCTTTTTTGTGCTCAGAAATGAGTGAGAAATGAAATATCAAAAAATAATTTAACCGTATGGAATCCCGTACGGTTTTTTTATTGTCCAAGCATTGAAGACTTTAAAAGCTATGGAAAATACAGTCGGGGACGACTTTAAAAATAGGAGGTTCGAAATGAACGAAGAAACACAAACAGTCGAAACGGTTGAAGAACAAAAGGTACCTGCAGAACCTGAAAAACAACCGCAAGACGAGAAGAAATACACGGACGCAGATGTCAATGCTATCATCGATAAGAAATTTGCTAAGTGGAAATCAGAGCAGGAAGCTAAGGAGAACGAAGCAAAAAAGCTACGTGAGATGAACGAAAATCAGAAAGCTGAGTATGAGCGTAAGAAACAAGCTGATTACATTGCTGAACTGGAAGCTAAAATCAATCGTAGCGGGCTAGAGCGAGAAGCCTCAAAAATGCTTTCTGAGGGCGGTATCGTGGCGGATGAGA